CATAAGAAACGTAAGGAACATGACTGACGTTGTGTACAAGACTGAAGGTCAGATGTGTGCAGGGTGTCTAGGCAATGGTCGTGTCAGGATGGTCAACAAGAACGGACAACCTAGCAAGGTGCTTAGAGTATGTAAGCCATGTAAAGGCAAGGGAACTAGGTACATGGATACCAACGAGGTAGCAGGGTTTAAGATTGTACCTCGCAATCCAAAAGATACTGCGTCTGCAGGATTTAAGACTGACAAAGTTACACTAGAAGATAGATCACTTGAACTTAGTGGTGATGCCCGTGAGTTCTGTACTTCTTATTCTAGGTACAATGCCATTCGTACTTACCTATCCACCTTTGTCGAGGGTATGAAAAACAATGTGGATGACGATGGCTTTGTCCATCCTGAGTTTATGCAGTGTGTTACTGCTACAGGTAGACTATCTTCTCGTAATCCTAACTTCCAAAACATGCCACGTGGTTCTACGTTTGCCATACGTAAGGTAGTCGAGAGTCGATTCGAGGGTGGTTTTATTCTTGAGGGTGACTACTCTCAGCTAGAGTTTAGGGTTGCAGGGTTCTTAGCTAAAGATGCCCAAGCCTACAAAGATGTTTTGGATGGGACTGATGTTCACAACTACACTGCATCTATCATAGGGTGTAGCAGGCAGGATGCGAAGGCTCACACCTTTAAACCTTTGTATGGTGGTGTAAGTGGTACACCTGCACAACAAGCCTACTACAGTGCCTTTAAAGAGAAGTATGAGCAGGTAACAGAGTGGCACAAGGAACTAGAGAAGGAAGCAGTCAAGACAAAAGAGATAAAGTTACCATCAGGTAGGGTGTATGCTTTCCCTGATGCTAAGTGGACTGATTGGGGATCGGCTACAAATCGTACTGCCATCTGTAATTATCCAGTGCAAGGGTTTGCAACTGCAGACCTGCTGCCGATTGCCTTAGTTGAGCTAGACAAGGTGATGAGAAAAGCTAAGATGAAGTCTGTAATATGCAACACAGTACACGATTCTATTGTACTTGACGTTCATCCAATGGAAAAAGATCAGTGCATCAAGGTATTATCTGATGCTATGCTATCTATTTCTGATGGCTCGAAAGCTAGGTATGACATAGAATACGACATGCCTATAGGAATAGAATTAAAAATAGGTGAAAATTGGCTTGACTTATCCGAAGTAAATTACTAAGGTTAAATTACCGAAACCCAAATATAAAGGAAATGATATGGGAAATGATATGACTACGATCGATAACGACATGGACAACTTGGTATCAGCGTTCAATGATGATGATACTGCTAAGTTCATGGAACTAACTGGACAAGCGAAAGCAACGTCTAGCAACACTGGACTATCAAGACTTAACATTAACTATGATACAGAGACAGACGATGGTGTCGCTTTGACTCGTGGCTCGTGGAAGATGTTTGTTGATGGTGAGTTCATCTACGCTAAGGAAGTTTACATCCGACCTATCTTACGTACATTCGAGTGGAGTGTGTGGGACATGGAGCAAGGAACTTTCTCTTGCAAGTCAGTACAGAAGCCTACCTTATCAGGTGAGTTTCCAGATACACAAGCAGGAAACAAGTGTGGTAGATTACCTATGAAAGAAGAAGAGTTACTTTCAGATGATGACCCACTAAAATTAAAGTCACGTTCTGCCACATGTAACCAAGTTATATATGGTCAGGTCAGTGGAGATTTTGTTAAAGCAAATGGTGATCCTGCTAAGATGGACAACCACCCATTTGTCGCATACTTCAAGCGTTCAGGCTTTAAACCAATTAGAGAATTTATTGACGGACTTACAAGGCAAAAGAAGATTATGCAAAAGGTCGTCATAAAGTTAGCAACGGGCAGAGTTAAGAGTGGCTCAGTTGTATACTATATCCCAGTTCCTTCCCTCCATAAGGAAGTCGCAGTCTTGGATACAGATAAGACATTGATGAAGGACTTCAGTGAGACTGTAAAGGCTCATAACGAGAACGTTCTTAATCAGTTTAGAGAAGCTCAGAAACTCATTTCTCCTAGTGAGGAACAGGACTTGTCGGCTGATTTCAATGCTAAATCTGCTTAAAATCCAAGACTACATGCAGAGAGCTACTAGGGGGGAAGTCACGATCTCCCCTAGTGCTACTCAAGACTTTGCAGATGAGTGTAAAGAGTCAGTTGATATCCAACTAAATAGGAAGCGTGAGTACAGAATAAGAATGTCTGGCTTAGGTAGACCTCTTTGTCAGCAACTACTAGAGAGGTCTGGTCTTGTTGAGGAGATGGACTACAATGCTCTGTTTCGTTTTTTGTTTGGTGACTTAGTTGAATCCGTTGCAGTTCTTATTATGGAGCAAGCAGGAGTAGAGATCGTTGAGAAACAAAAGGCAGTCTCACTTAACATTGCAGGACAAACAATCAATGGCACACTTGACCTTATCTTAAGAGATGAGATGGGCATAGATAAAGTGTGGGATGTTAAGTCTGCAAGTGAGTGGGCATTTAAATTTAAGTACACTGGCTATGGTGGCTACGATAAGATAAAGGAAGATGATCCCTTTGGTTATATCATGCAAGGTCATCTGTATGCAGAAGCTACTGGCTTACCTTTTGGTGGTTGGATAGTTATCAACAAGTCAAGTGGTGAAGTGGCTATGGTTGAAGCTCCTGATTGGCAAGATGAAGACAGACGAATCTACATGGCTGATGCTGAGAAGAGAGTTAAAAGATTAATAGACCCTGACCCTAATTTTGTTAAGCCATTCAAGTCTGAGTTTGAGACTTACAAAGTTAAGAGTGAGGTGGTACGAACTGGCAACAAGACCTTACCTAAGATATGTGGCATGTGTGGTTATCGTTCACGTTGTTGGTCAAAGGCTCAGTTGTTTGGCAAGATAACATCAAAGGCTAAGAACCCACCTAAAGTATGGTATGATGTATTAAAGAAGAAAGCAATGTAATGCCTACCCTAATTCTGCATACCTACCAAACAAAACTGTTAGAGTTAAACGATGAAGTCTACCATGCCTACGTAGAATCAGATGCAGAAAAAGGTGGTGGCAGGGACATAGTTTTCTTGAGACAACATGACAGAGGAATACCTCTTACGTTACGTGATAACTATTCTGAGTCTGGAACTCTTAAGGGTGAGTCTTCTAAGAGAGACATGGACAAGCTTACAAAACAATTTAAAGAAATCAGCACTATCATTAACAACGGAAAGATTATCTGTATACCAGTCTATCCCCTGCTAGATGAACTTGTTATGATTGAAAAGTACATACCCACTATGGCACAGTACATACACAAGAACTTAGATAAGTTAAAGCTAGGAAGAACATAACTATGAAAAAGAATGTAGGATACAGATCAAAGTTTGAGCTTAAGTTAGCTACCTACCTTGCAAACAACAAAATTAAATTTGAATACGAAAAGGATAAGTTTAAGTATCTTCCTAAGATAAGAACTTACAACCCTGACTTCTACATACCAGAGACGGATATTTACATAGAAGCTAAAGGGGAGTTCACCACTGCTGACAGGGTTAAGATGGTTCTTGTGCAACAACAACACAAAGACTTAGATATACGCATGGTGTTTATGAACGCAAAGAATAAGATATATAAAGGAAGCAAGACTACCTACGCTGATTGGTGTGACAAGCACAACTACAAGTGGGCGAATGAAACAATCCCTGCAGATTGGTTAACGAAATGAAAAAGAAAAGCACAGATCAAAGTATGCTCCTAGAGAAGAACAAGTACTACATAGTCTTGTCTGACCTAGAAGATGATAAGTTCCACATGGTAACTTACGATACCACTGGTAAAGTATATGATTGCCACGAGGATCATTCTGTTGCGTCAATCATGTACGAAGGATTGCTTGCTCTTCTAAGACGAAAGGGAGACACAGTGTTTCGTTGTGGTGAGACTGAGATAGAGTTTAACTTTAATGCAGATGAGATAGAGATAGATTTTGATGAAGACTTAGGTGAAATACTTGACACATCGGAGAATGTTGTTAAAGTAGATTTCAGAAAAGATTAATGTTAGGTTATAAAGAGTTCATGTTAAAGAGAATAAAAGAAGAAGAAAGTAGTATGGTTGACCATCCTGCACACTACAATGCGTCAAGCATAGAGACTATAGATATTATAGCTTCTATAACTGGCGATGGTTTTGAATCTTACTTACAAGGAAACATCCTTAAGTATTTAGCTAGGTATAAATATAAGAATGGTGTAGAAGATTTAGAAAAAGCAAAATGGTATTTAAATAAACTAATTGAGACAGTAGGAGAAGACGAAGATGGCATCTAATATGTTACCAACTTCTTATCAGGAGTTCATACACAAGTCTAGGTATGCACGTTGGTTAGAAGCAGAAGGAAGAAGAGAGAACTGGGGCGAGACAGTTGGCAGATATGTAAACTTCATGGAGAAGTCTTTACTTGATAAGCACAACTACAAGCTAGACAAAGTTGATAAAGAGATGATGGAAGAGTACATCACAGGTCTTAGAGTTATGCCATCCATGAGAGCTATGATGACTGCAGGGGAAGCCCTTGAAAGAGATAACACGTGTGGATATAACTGTAGCTATTTGCCAGTTGATAGTCCAAGATCATTTGATGAAGCTATGTACATACTTATGTGTGGAACTGGTGTGGGATTTAGTGTGGAACGTGAGAACGTAGACAAGCTACCTATCATCAGCGAGAACATGCAGAAGTCTGACGTTGTGATTTCAGTAGAAGATAGTAAGGCAGGGTGGGCAAAAGCCTACAGAGAGTTAGTAGCTTTGTTGTACTCAGGTATGATACCATCGTGGGATGTGTCTAAGGTTAGACCTGCTGGTGCAAAGTTAAAAATTATGGGTGGTCGTGCATCAGGTGCTGACCCTCTCGTTAACTTATTTAAGTTTACCATAGAGAAGTTTCAAAGTGCTAAGGGAAGAAAGTTATTTCCTATCGAGTGTCACGATCTTATGTGTAAGGTAGGAGAAGTTGTAGTTGTGGGTGGTGTCAGACGATCTGCTCTAATCAGCTTATCTAATCTTAATGATGATCAGATGGCACACGCTAAAACTGGTCAATGGTGGGAGAACGAAGGACAAAGAGCCTTAGCAAACAACTCTGTATCTTACAAGGGCAAGCCTAGTATGGAAACGTACATGAGAGAATGGTTAGCTTTGTATGAATCTAAGTCAGGTGAACGAGGTATGTTTAACAGACAGGCTGCAGATGATCAGGTAGCTAAGAATGGTAGACGACAAACAGGTCACATGTGGGGAACTAATCCTTGCAGTGAGATAATACTCAGACCTTACCAATTCTGTAACCTATCTGAAGTTGTTGTCAGAGAGACTGATGACCTAATGGAACTACGATCTAAGGTTAGGATTGCTACCATGTTAGGTACATTCCAATCAACTCTCACAGATTTAAAGTACCTGCGAAAGATATGGAAAACAAACACTGAAGAGGAAAGATTGTTAGGTGTGTCACTCACGGGGATCATGGATCATCCTGTGTTAGCTAGACACGTTGACTCTAAGATATGGCTACAAGAAATGAAGCAAGTAGCAGTGGATACAAACAAGGAGTATGCAGATAAGATAGGGATACCAAGAAGCACAGCTATCACATGTGTAAAACCAAGTGGTACTGTATCTCAGTTGACTGATTCTGCATCAGGTATTCATGCCAGACACAATCCGTTTTATATCAGGACTGTACGTGGTGATAACAAAGACCCACTAACACAGTTTATGAAGGAAGAGGGAATACCCTTTGAGCCTGATATCACAAAACCTGATAGTGTTACTGTCTTCTCGTTTCCTATGAAATCTCCTAGTGGTGCTATCACTAGAACTGAGATGAGTGCAATAGAGCAACTTGAGTTGTGGAAAATCTATGCACTTAACTGGTGTGAACACAAACCGTCTGTGACTATTTCTGTGAAGGAAGAGGAATGGATGGAGGTGGGTACTTGGTTGTATGATAATTTTGATATCGCTTCTGGCATATCGTTCTTACCATTCTCCGATCATACCTACCAACAAGCACCGTACCAAGACATAGAGTCTGAAGATTATCTGGAGTGGAAAGGTCGTGTACCTGCTTCACTTGACTGGGATAAGTTTTCACTGTATGAAAAGGAAGACAATACGAGTGGTTCTCGTGAGTTGGCTTGTACTGCAGATGCCTGCGAAGTTGTAGACTTGAGTTCAAGCTAATGATAGAGATACCAATCAGCGAAGATTATATGCGTCATGCGAGGGAAAAGGCTTCTTCTGTTGGCATACTGCAGGGAAGTATTACAGGTGGCACTAGCAATATAGTAGGTGCGATAGGCGAGATAATTGTAGCTGATACCATTGGGGCAACTGAAGCGAACACAGTTAATTATGATTTAGTAAAAGACGGAAACCGAATTGATGTAAAAACCAAACGGTGTAATACTAGACCACAACCAAACTATGATTGCTCAGTTGCATCTCATGGAACTAAGCAGGACTGTGACAGTTATGTGTTCGTGAGGATACTGACTGATCTCAGTAAGGCTTGGATTCTAGGTAGCATACCTAAGAAAGATTACTACGATAAAGCTACCAGATACAAGAAAGGTCAAGTTGACCCAAGCAACGGTTTTACGTTTAGAACCGATTGTTATAATTTACCAATAAGTAATTTAGAGCCGATCAATGAAATCAAAAGTCAAAGCAAAACTGTTCTCGATTGAAGCGTTCCTGACTAGGGATGGTAATGTCGAAGTACTCTACGATGTAGTAAACCACGATGAGTTCGAGAAGACTATGAACTTGGGGTTACCAATGTACGAGGGAACTACAAAGGTAACCCAATTCATAAAGTTTCTTGAGTCCAAAGCTAAAGAGATAATGGACAAGTCAGGTGGGTATCTGTGATACAGTGGTGGGAGATGTGGCTAGTTGTAGCCATAACAATAAACACCACTATCAACACGATAGTATTCTTTAAGGGTCGTAAAATATCGAGGGCTAGGGATAAGCCTACTTCATCATCTTAAAGTCTTTACCAGATATTTTACCGTCTTTATTCTTATCTAATTTAGATTGGTTGCCTACTAAGCCACCACTTTTGTAAGATGCCATTTTAGGTTTCTTAGCCATACCACCTGCCATCATACCCATGCTGAACTTCTTTTTCTCAGTCATGCTACCCATTGGGTTCATCATGCCTGCTTGACCTGCAGATGATTTTCTGTTTTCGTCAGCAAGTCCACCCATGTTCATTTTCTTTGGAGTAGCTGTGCCACCATACATCATAGGCTTTCTCATCATTGCTCCACCACCGTACATCATACCTTGTCGTGGTCCGTTGTAATAAGTCTTCATTGTCTTCTCTCCTTTAGTTAAATTATCTGACTACTCTTCCAAGTAGTTTTTCTGTAGCAGTTAGAGA